AGCAGCAGACGCTCTGCCCAAAGCATCTCCGGCGGAAGACGCGGCGCCACCCAGTGTCCCCAGGGCATTGCCGGCCCGGGCTGCGCCCAAGCCTCTGGCGGCTCTGCCCGCGCCTTTGGTCAGTGCGCCGATACCCCTGAGGGCTCCGGATCCACCGGTAAAAGGAGTGGACATGTCGGCCAGGATGCCAACAGGGTCCTGAGCCAGGGCGTTCTTGAAGCCTTCGGAGCTGCCATAGCGGGACTTGACGTAGTTTAACAGTCCATCAACATAGCGCTCCTGCCCCTGTTCCCCGGGAATCAGCTTTTCCGCGGCGCCAGCGGCGAGCCCGCCCAGAGCCGTAGCCGTATCTATAGGATGCAGCACGACATTGGCCATATCTCCCAACGTGTTGGCGGCAGACCTGGGAATATTTTTTATGGCCGACACTGCGGCATCCCCCCAGCTCATGGCTGGCCGGATAACACCTCGCCTGACAGCTTCTTCATAAGCGTCTTTCTGCGGCCCCTGCAGGAGGCCACGCTCGTATGCCTCTCTCAGTAGCTCTTCTCGGGTTGCCATGTTCTCTCCTTATAGCCCCAGCTGTCTGCGCAGCTCGTCGTTACTCATATCCGCGGCACGCTTTCCTGAAGCATCCCTGGCCGGAGCCGCTCCCTGCCGGCCTGCTTTTTGAGTGTCGGCGTTGCCGGCACTCTGGAGATACGCATTGACCTCGCCATCCAGATCCCTGAAGGGTGTGTATATCAGGCCGTCGATTGTTTTCGGGGCGATACCAAGCCCCGTCATCATATTGCGGTAGTACGCCTCGATGCCCCGCTGCTCTTTCTCTCTCTCAGCGAAAACAGCCAGGCCCGTGCGTACGATATCGGCGCGCTGGGAAGGACTCAGACGCTCGCCGCTCCTGATCTGCTGCAGGTAGTTGGCCACCTGTGTGGGCAGACCTTCCGTGCTCTGTGCGTTGCGGAACTCGCCTTCGCGCACAACAGACGTGGGGTCGAGCATTTTGTTGAAGGCGTACAAAAGTGCCACATCTGACACGCCGTTCCCCTGCCTGGCATAGGACAGGAGGTTGGAGAGGTTTTGGCCATAGGTGCGATAGTCCTTGATATCGGCCATGTAGTCTTTACGGAGGCGGTTTCCCTGGTCAAAAAGATCGGCTTCCGCTTTTCTGGCGATATCATCTTTTCTGTTTGCTCCGGCGACGATGGCATTGCGCTTGTCCCTGAGGGCCCCCAGTACAGCCTCAGCCCGCTGCCGGCTTTCCGCATCCGGTGCGTTGGCTATCAAGGCCGTGAGCTGCTGTATCCTGGCGTCCAGCGACCCGAGGTCGTCAGACGGGCCGCTCTGCCCGGAGCTCTGAGGCTGTCTCAACATGCCCAGTATCTGCCTCTGCTCACGCTCGAAGCGGGGTCTAAGCTTGGCCATAAAACCAGGATCCTCTTTGAGCTGATTAACGAACTCGCCAGGATTGGCCCTTCCGGCGTACGTGCCCCTGACAAGAGCTTCAAGCTGTGCTTCCGGGGTCTGCGTCTTGTCCACGCCTTTCCAGGCAGAGTTGAGAAGGCGGACGGCACCACCCACTCCATGCTGAGCGACAGTGGAGGCGAGCATCTGGATGAAAGCCGGGTTCTGGGTAAAGGCGTCCATGCCGGCCCCTTTCAGCCTGGAAAGAGCAGGCTCAACAAACTGCTGCCTAAAAAAAGTATTCTGGGCGTCAGCCATCTGCCCACCGAGGGAGCTCTTCGATGCTGCCTCCCAGGCTCTGTTGAAGGCAGGCGTCCCGGGCTGAACAGCCCCGCCCCCCAGAGCCTGATAAAGGCCGGGGTTGGAGTGCTGCAGATAGCCAAGGAACTGCCACATGCTGTTTCCGGGAAGGGTGTTAAACTGATAGCGGCCATAAGACGTAGACCCGCCCCTGTCCGGGGAGACAGCCCATGGGTTGCCCCCGGATTCGGACTGTGCCGCTATGCTGTACGGATCCGATCCATCAGGAATCATGGCCGCTCCGTAAGGCGACGGGCGCATATCTCCCGCCCCGGTCAGGGCAGCGTTGAAGTCTGCCTGTCTGGCCGCATTTTCCTGGTCCCTCTGCATCCGCCCGAGAGCCATGCTCCTCGTCAGGTCAAGATTGGTGAGGGCGAGCTGCCTGTTGAATGCCCTGTCCTGCTGCGCGGCATCCCACTGCGCTCTGGCGAAGGCATCCTGCGTTCTCTGTCTGTCCTGCTGGTATCCAAGCATTCCGGCCGTACCCAGTGCACCGAGAGCGTCCAGCCCGCCGCGGCCGAGAAGCTGGCCGAAAGACCGCCTGCCGTTATTGTTCGCAAGCATAGAAAGGGCTGTTACCCCGGCAAGGAAGCCGGGATTGCCGGAAACAACATCAGCCATGGACATGTTCTTGGGGGCGGGCTGTCCGCCCCACATGCCGAGAAGGCCGCCCGGCGTCTGTCCGTTATCGTATGGGTACGCCATTACTTTCCGCCTCCCTTGCCGCCGCCGCTGTCTGTCTCGGTTGTGCTTTCGCCCTGCCCGCCGTAGGAGCCGCCAACAAGGTTGAGATAGTTCTGCAGGGCAAGCATGTCTTTCTGTTGGTTGTAGTTCCAGCGGTCTACGTCGGCATCAACTCTGCTTTGGTTGTAGTCGTCGAGAGAAGAGCCCGCCTGAGCCAGCTGCGCCGCATCCGTATAGGCCTGATTGCTCAGGGACTGCGCAGGGGTTGCCGCGGCAATCTGAGAGTTTACGCCCTGATTGTAGGCGTTAGCGGCATTGCCCGCCGCGCTCACGGCCTGATTGTAGGCGTTGGAATACATCTCATTCGCGAGGTTCTGGTCAGCGTCCGCAACGGCGTTAGCCTGCGCGCCGCTCCCGAACCGGCCCGCCTGAGAGAAATTTCCGTTGATTGCCGCGTTAGCCTTATCAGCCGCATGGCTGTAAAGGTCGTCTATGTACGGGTTCGTGGACTGCGCGTACTGATTGAGCGCGTTCAGCCCCATGTTTCCAGCCATAGCCGAGCCGTTCAGTATGTTAGCCATACTGGACGCCGCATTGTCGATATTCGCGTCCCCGCCCGTTGCGCGGGCGTTAATCATGTCGCGGGCTGTAGTCGTGTACCCCGATTCATCGGCTACCGTCTGATTGGGATAGTACTCCCCAGCGAGGCCGCCGCTTTCGTAGAGCCGCGCTGCTTCGGGGAAGACGCCTTTGACTTCTACGCCCTGAGAATTTTTGCCCCCGATAAGATAGGGGATTTGGGCCCCCCAAGGGGCCGCACTGCTGGTAGTGGTGGATTCTCCACCGCCGCCACCTTTTCCGCCTCCGCCGCCACCCATGACGACACCTCCATCTATAAATCAAGTCCCGATACCGGGACGGTCATTCTTGTATGTTCTGTCACTATACCGTCAATATTTTGACGCCTGCTGTAGATGTAGCACGAACCGGGCACACGCGCCACCTCATGGCCACCCATCAGGCGGGCCGCCTTCAGTGCCGGCTCGTTAGTAGCCGGCGTCGAACCAAGCACCCGTTCAAGGGCAAAAGCCCCGTCTTTTTTCGCGTAGAGCCATTGCGCGAGCATGCCCACGCATACAGCAATGGGGAGGGGCATGCCCTCGTATCGCCTCACCCCGCACGGAAGAACGCAGAAATGCCCCCACGCTGTTTTACCGTGCAGGCTGTTCAGGGCGCACATTGCCAGGAGTTCTCCGTTCAGCAGAATGAACCACGGCAGGTTGCTCCTGTTCCGGCACCACCGGATAAAGTCCGACAGAGAGACTTCCGGACGGTCATAGAAGAACTTTTCAAGCCGCCCGGAGGCTTTTGCCTTCTCCCAGAAGAAAGCCAGCCCCCGGTTGCTCACGTCGTCAATGAACTGATACTCAAGCCCCATTAGAACCACTTCCCGAGGTTATACGCTGTACGCTCAAGCCATCCGGCATCAGGGCCGGGCATGGCATTACCGTTGCGGTCGTAGTACGTGGGATTTGTGCCGGGCGGCACTGCCTCCCCCGTATAGGGCATGTACAGCGTCCTGTTGAGGTGCAGGCCGTATTCAGGGCGGAGACCGGAACGTTCCATAGCGGCCTTATCTTCCGGCGTCATCTGCGCGGCGCCTTCTGCGGCCTGTTGTGCCGTCCCCTGCCGCTGGAAACGCGGGTCGGGGACGTTCACGCTCATATATGCCGGGCCCCCCTGCCCCATGAAATAGAGAAGCCCCCCGAGACCGGCAAGGTCAACGGGCGGGTCGTTGGGAACTGATACAGCCGGGGCCTGCACGCGGGGAATAGCGCCGCCCGCTCCTGCGGCCGCAGTAGTCTTGCCTGCCGGAGATTTGTAGAGACCGCCGAACTGAGGCGTGTTATTCCTGGAAAAGCCAGAACCAGCCATTAGAATAACCCTCCAAGAAGACCGTTAAGAGCGCCCATGCCGGCGCCTACAGCGGCGCCCGTGGGGCCGAAAAGAGAACCTACAGCGCCGCCCATACCGGCATTGCCGAGTACCTGACTTTGGCCGGACGTGAGCCTGCCGTTTCCGTTCATCATGCCGAGAAGCCCGCCGAGGCTCCCAACTGTGCCCATAACGCCGTTCAGCCCGCTGCCCTGCTGTACGGCCATGCCGGGCGCCTGCATCTGCTGGAATCCGGCGCCGCCTCCCTGCTGAGTAACAGGGGGCGTAACTGTCCCGGCGGGACGGGAATACTGTCCCGTCGTGGCCGCCCCGATCTGCCCCTGCTGAAGGCCATTCTGCCTGAGAAAGGGATTGTTGTATTGTGTCATCATATTTCTGCCTCCTCTAGCTTCCGAAAATCAGCCACGCCCAGGAACCCGAGCCGGTTCCGGAAATCGTAAAAGTCATTTCCCCGCGTGTCATCGCGGAAAGGAACCATTTCATGCCCGCCGCATCCGCGTTGAGAGGAACGAGCATCGCCACACGGCCGGCACGGCACCGCGGATCCCTGATTGTCTTGTCTCCGGATCCAGCCGTGAACGTGCCTGTATTGAGCGTCTCACCGGCAATAGCGCCGTTCACCGCGAGCGCTAAAGCCGTCATCTGTTCGGGTGTTGCCTTCGGGTAAACAGCAACCTGCCGCGCCATTACATGCCTCCTTCAGGCTCTATCAGAGCTTCTACCCCGTGAGCGTCACGCCATGCCGTACCGCCGCCGGGTATAACAACACGGGCTGACAGATAGTTGGTGCTGAGGTGCTGATAACAGACGCCGTCCCTGCTCTGTGAACGGAGAGGGCCGTATTTCGGCTGTTCCTGCTGTCTCGTTCTGTATATGGGAAGCGCTCTTGCGTCTCCGCGGTCCACGAGCGGGCGCAGGCCGTGCACCATCATTCGGTCGCCGCCGATTTCCTGCGTCTCTATGACGGCCTCAAGCGGCTTGCCGTTTAAAACGCCCATAAACCCTTCAGAATCGAAACATCCCATCAGGGATCGGCCTGTCATGAAGGCTGGGACGTCCAGCGAACCAAAGGGAAGCGTGTCCAGTGTGCCGTACTTATCGAGGTTGTCTAGCGTTTCGCCGCGGGCGTAATCGCCGAAAAGTGTTTGGACAGAAATGACACCGTATGACCACTTATCGAGGTCGTAGGAATAGATCAGCACTCTGTCCAGTACGCCGGCTTCCGCCACTTTGGAAGGGAACGCCCAGATGCAGATACGGTTTACGGGATCATGCCAGCCGGTGATTTCAGAAATCCGCGTATGCTCAACCTGAGAGAAGAACCAGGTATCGATGCGTTCAATCCCGAGGGCTTTTGTGGAAGTCCCGTCAGTGATGTACCAGCCATCATCTGACAGATAAATGCACCCCACGCCGAAGTTGACGGGGCTTTTGGGGGCAAGGAGTCCACGCACGGCGTCAATCTGCTTGAAATTGAAAATGTAGGGCGGTCCTACGTAGGCCATACGCTGAACGGCGCGTTCAAGGAAAACGATGCCGTCAGTCTGTCCCACGGCGCCCATGACGGCCATAACACGGCCGCCTTCCGGGAAGTGTTGGTAGTCTGACTGCTTCGCGGCGGCGTCATCGGTGCCGGGTTCCGGCCACGTGTCGGGGTCATCCATAGCTGACCACTGGATACGCTGCCTGTTCCCAGTCAGGTCACCGAGCACAAGAAATTCCTTCACAATCGCCATGCATTGAGCGGTAGGCGCGTTCGAGACAGCGGAAAAATCACCAAAACCGCCCGAGACCGTGGACTTATATAAGCTCGTACCGTAGAGCATGTACAGAGACGGTCCCCAGTTTGCGAAAACGCGGTTTGTGCTGACTGTCTCCGTGGTGAGCTTGGCCACCCATTCACCGCCCTGCAGGGCGTAAACGGGGCCGGCGGAAGAGGCGGCGAGGGTAAGCAGGTCACCGTTGACGTCACGGAGCGTACAGGCCGCAAGGCACCGCCCGCCCGGAAGCTGGGGGAAAGAAAGGCGGGACACGCCCGGCAGATACCTGTAACCGCGCTTGCCTGGGATGACATTGCGGGCTTCCGGCGCCTGCTGGCCGTTGAGAAGCACATCGTCCGGTTCCCACGCGCCGAATTGCAGGAGAACCTTTTTAGCCTTGCTGCTCACTACTCAATACCCCCCCCCGTCTGTTGCGAAAATGTACCGGTGCGCACCCATACGCCGGTGGGGCGCTCATCTTCAGTCCATACCCCCGTAACGCGGTCTTCCGGAGACCATGCCCAGCCGCGGAAGGTAAAGCGCAGCTGCTGCCCCGTTCCCCAGTCATCAGGGCAGGCAAAAAAACGCACTCTGATATAGTTGAAGGATTCTCCGCTTATAGCCTCAGCTGTACCCGCATACACGGCGCCGCGCCTGTAGGTGAGTCCCCCGCCCGTCAGAATGGCACAGGGAGAAACGGCATCGCCGGGCACCCACGCCCTGCGAACGAAGAACCCGCCGCCCGTCTGTGCGTGCCCTTCAGGGGTATACCGTCTTGCGCGGACAAGTCTTCCATCCTCCCCCGATACGGCATTGAGCACGGCGTCATCTCCGGCGATATAGGAATCATCCAGAGAGACGGTTCCCATGCCGTCTATATCAGCGCCAAAAAGGCGGTCAAAATCTTCAAGGGTGAAGTCGCGCATTAGTCTATGGTGAGCTTTAGGTCGCCGGCATGAACAATAATGGTATCGTTAGCGGATAACTCTTTAGCCGTGGACAGGGCACCGTACCACACGAGGTTCCCGCCCGTAGCGGCGTCATACACGCCCCATGCAACCACCGTTCCCCACCCGGCTGTTGCCGTTGGGAACTCTATAGCGACGGCGTTGGTTATGCTGGAAGGGTCGCCCGATACCGGTTCGGCGAACGGAATCGCCTGTCTGGCATACGCGCCGCCGGTTACTTCGGTGCCGTCCGAACTATCAGTAGGCAGTGCCGTCAGCACGCCGAGGTAGTACGTCTTGGCGCTTTTGATCAACCCGAGCACATACGTTTCTCCGTAATTCGTCAGGCTCATTTTAGGTCCTCCTCATCGGCCGCATGCTAATATCCTTAGGGTAGCGGGCCTGCGTCTCCTGCTGGCTTATGTCCGCCACGGCCTGCCTGTAATACTGTGCCCACATGTCCACGGGCACGCTCCCACGGGTGAAAACCGCGGACTCCACGAGCGAGCCGTAGAGGTACAGGTCAGGATGCCGCAGCAGGATCTCGTTATCGGGCTGTTCGTCTCCGAGCGGGGGGATTTCCGCGTAGTAGGTCAGCTAGAGTTTTCCCGCCT